GTGCCGGACGCGGTTCCAGAGGGGTAAGTCTGGATGTTCTGGGCCGCCCAATTGTTGTTTGAGCTATTCCCGAGATTCGACAGCGTATTGTAATTCCCGTAGGCATTCGCTACGCCATTGATCCCGGAGGTGTAGGCGTTTGCGGTCCCCACTTGGCCGGCCGCGCTCGCCGCCCCCGCGCTGGTCAGGGTGTTGGCCATCGAATTGCTGGCCGAGGTCCCCGCGCTGGTGGTCTGTGCCCCGGCGTTCTGGCCCAGGCCGGCAAGGCTCATGAGGTTACCGATGTTGCTCTGGTATCGGTTGTAGGCGTTGCTGTATGCCTGGTTCCCCATCTGCTGGCTGTAGTTGTCCAGTGAAGCCATGTTCGACCCGCTGAGCATCCCGCCTTTGTTCGCGCTGGCCCGACTCAGGGCATCCTGGCCTTGCCCCATGGCGTATTGAGCGCTGGGGTCGGTGTATTCATTGAAATTGAAATTCCCGATCCCGTTGGAGCCCTGGAGCTGGGACAAGGCATTGTTCCGGGCATCCAACGCCGGCTGATTGTCGGTCCTGGTCTGCTGGTACATGTTCCATTGAAGCTGGTTGGCGCTATTCGCAGAATCGGCCTGCGTCTGCGCCGCGTTGCTTGATGCGTTGCTCGAGATCAGGGATCCGACAATGGACGCCCCACCGATTGCTGCTGCTACCCACGTCATGACAATACCTCCGGGATGACTCCAATTTCGTTAGGGACAACGGATTCCCGTTCCATGGCCTCCGGGTCCGTGTGCCCGTGAGGGTTCGCATGGGCGGAATACATCCATACATCCGTGTGGGCGTGGACGAGCGGCTTGGTCATGGCCTTGACAGTGGTCATGCAGGGTCCCTCCAGGGTCGTGGCTCCGTTTTCGGTGTAGAAGGTCACGCGGCCCTTGGCGATGATCAACAGGTCCTCATGGGCATGGAGTTTCCCGGTGTTCCAGGACCCAGCCGGCAAAAACACCTCGCGGGCGTAGACCCCATGCACGAACAGATGTTTGGTCGGCGAGCAGTCCACCGCTTCGGTCCCGGGCGGGACGCTGGCGATGATCTTCTCAGCCTGGTAGATGGCAGTGCGGATCTTCTCGGCGGGGGCGTCTTCAACCCCGTATCCAGACTGATGCACGTGGTGGATAATCATGGTAGCCTTTACGTGGTGAAATACCAGCCGGTGATAATGACCCATGCGGATGCAGGCCAGGTGGGTGGGTAAATTTTCCCAGAAGTTGAAATAGACCCGGTTCCATAAGACACGTTGCTGACGTTATCCACAGCGATACAGGCTCCATATCCGGCTGGAGTGGTTCGGGTGGTGAAGTTTGTGCTGTTCGTAGTGCTGGCAGTACTGGTGGTCGCCTGGACCATCATGGTAAAAAACTCGATGTTACCAATTCTCTTGAATTTTGCCGTATATGTTGGGGTGCCGACGATGGTAAGATTGGTCGCGGTGGTGGTCCAGGTCCCATCCGTCTCGGTTAGCGGGGTGGACATTACCCAGCTGGTTCCGTTGTAGAAGAGGTTGCCCACGGACAGCGACGGGAGGGGTGACCCAAGCAGCCCTGCCACGGTCGGGCTCGGGAAGGTCCCCGCCAGATCCCCGCCAGCCGGCCCCGCTGCGGGAGGGACGTCCCAGACGCCATCGGCACGGGCAAAGTTCAGGGTGCCACCTCCTGAAGCTATGACAAGTCCCTGTGCCGTTGGGGTGAAGGCATTGAGCATGGCCGTGACCTGGACCGGAGTAAGGGCCTGGGGGGTGGCGGCGGACCCCGAGCTATTCCCGATCAGGGAGGTTAGGGGCAGTGCTGCCATCTTCCCCAAGGTCACAGCTCCAGCAGAGATCGTCGTCGCAAAGCTGGACCCTCCCGAGCCAGTAACGTCACCCGTCAACGTGATAGTCGATAGGGAATTTACTACAGCTGGGCGTATACTCTGGACCAGCCATTGGGAGAACGTCTGATTCATGGTCCCTGTTTTGGGATCCACTATTGGGCTGAGAGGGATAGGCGGGATAGACGTCATGCTAACCCCTGTGTGGTCTGCATCTCTGCCCCAAACAGCGTCCAGGACACGGGGTCGGTCCCGCTGAATTCCCAGACGCGATTCCGGCTCTTGCCGCAGCGATCCCACTTGCACCGGGTCAGATAACCGCCAATTGCGCCGGATGAGGCCCAACGCTCCGCGCTCCACGTCATGCCGGCGTCATTGCTATAGCGCATCATGACCTGGGGATTGATTCCCTGTCCGGACCCGTCAAGGCCAACACCAACCTCCATTTCTAACTGGACACGGCTGAAATAGAGCGCCAGGTTGTTGTTCGCCATATGCGGGGTTCGGCGCATCCAGAGTCTGGGAGAGCCGTTGTCCGTGTTGTTGTCCTGGTCCAGGGAGTAGAGGTTTCCGGTCTGGTAGTCGCCCACCACATGGGTCCCGTTCCACCATGCGTGGCAGTCGGCAATATGCCTGGAGTCCTGGCCAGCTACGAGGGCCGCCCGCTCATGCCAGAGCCGGGAGGTAACGTCATAGCACCAGGTCACAGGGGCGCCGGGAATATTCAGACAATAAAAGCCGTGCCCGTCCTGCTCATAGCTCCAGGACGTGGCCTGTTGGAGGTTGGCGTAGCCATAGGACAGCAGTTCTTCTTCGACCGCATGCGTGCTCACCCGAACCGGTGGTGCCGCATAGCCTTGGGCCATCCATACGACGCCGGATCCATGGCGCCCATCGCCCAGCCAGAACATCTGATTCATGACCTGGCATGGGCTGTTTGGGGAACAGCACCCGACTTCCAGGATGCTGCCAGGGATCCGAGAGAGGACGATCCCCGGGGGTGCCGACTGGGCGTCATACCAGACTTCAGTCGTTTGACTCCCGAAAATCCAGACGTTGGAATGGTCCGCCATGATCGATACAATGGGATCCGAGAACCCAGCCTTGTAGGCATAGTTCGGGCTGGTTTCTACACTGGTCCCATTGTATGTCGTGAAGTCAAGCTGATTCGAAGTATAGAATTCGGCCGTTCCCGGGACGGCAAAGATGCCCCACTGGTCCAGATAGGCCACCACATTGGACCCCTGCCAGCCAGATACGTCTGCCAATGGCAAAAACTGGGTGGTGTTGGCATCGGGAGCGAAAGTCCAAACATACCCTTGCCCATCCACAACGCAGAGTTGTGCCCCATTATCGGCTATCTGGACCCGTCCTGATGCGGTCCCCAAGGTCCCCAATGGCATCCCGCTCCATGTTTCGGACACCAAATAGAGGCCGTTCCCGCTGACGCAATATAGATTCCCATCAGAAGCGGTCCATAGGCCGCGGATTGGTCCAGCGCCGATGCTCCCCAGCAGCGTCAGGCCAGGGGTCGAGGTCAGGATCCCCTTCTCCTGGTTCGCGGCGGTCCCCATCTCGTCCATTTCGGGATACAGGTTCAGACAGCGCTGGCATTCGGCCTGCCACTGGCGAAGGGTGTAGCTGCCCGAAATGAACCCTGGGATGCGGGTTAGGCCCATGTCTACCTCCCCGCCAGGAAGTCGGCCAGGGAATAGCCGATGGGGGGCTGTCCCAGGATCGCGGCGTCACACCCGAGGTAATGCACACGGTGATTCGACCGCTTGATGGCTGCACGAGCACCCAGGGCAGTCGAAAGGACCGTCTGGCCGATTGGGCATCCAGGGAATTCGTGGGACAACTCCACTGCCAGGTTGTAGATGATCGCCTTCATCCACCCGGGCGGGAGGTTGACCACATCGTTGATGGTTGCGAAAGCCGCTGCCTGGCTCCAGTAGGTCAGGTTCAGGGTTACCTGGACCGATGGGCAAGGCCAGAAAGAGATGTTCCCGGTGGGGAACTGCTGGTCGAAGTAAATTCCACGGGGGATGTTGGTCTGGGTCTGCTTCAGGGTGATAGAATTCCATTCCTCAACGGAGAGGATCTGGAGTGGGTAATCGATGGTTCCCGCACTTGCCGTGGACGGCATGGTGAGGGTCGCCACGGCAATGCCAACCGGGCGGGTGGGGACCACGATGGTTCCGGCCGGCCCGATGGTTACGCTGAACCCTTCGGTGGGGACCGTGCTGGGGGGCTGGATCAGGGTCGAAACCATGACGTTGGAAACGCTCATACCTTCCTGGGTGTTCCACTCGTCCAACATCACGTTGATGACGTTGAAAGCGTCCTGGGCCTGCTGAGGGGTGGGCGTCTCGCCTTCGGCCAACACGCCGATGATGCGATACGCTCGGTCAATCAGGTCCAGGACTTTCATACTTCACTTGCCTTTCTTGGGAGTGGCCTTGACAACCGCCGGGGGCGTGTTTCTGGGGTTCGTCCCCAGCGGAGCAACGGGTTTCCTGGTTTCGGCGTATTGCTCTTTCCGCTTTTTGGCCCAGGTCTCATCGCGCATGGCTAGCCCTTGTAATTCTTGGACGAATGGTGCTGGTGCGGGCCGGCGACCGCCTTGGCGATGCGGCCGGTGTCGCGCTTGGCCATCTCGGGATCGTGGTGGATGCCGGGTTTGCCGAGCCTCGGAACGCCCGGGATCTCGTCATCTTCCATGTCGATCTTCTTGCCGGAGTAGCCCTGGGCGTAGCTCTTCTTGGCCATCACTTCTTCCCTTTCTTGGAAGCCTTCATGAGCTTCCGGTCGGCCTTCAGGTCGGCCTTGGAGCCTTCCTTGAGGGCATGTTTCTTGTCGTAGGCATCATCCTTGCGCTTCACGGAAGCGGGGGCGCCCTTGGGGATTCCGATTTCCTTCTGTTTCTTCATGGTTTTCGCCTTTTCGGGCAACTTGAGCCCTTTTGAAGCCTTGTCCCATTCCTTGACGCCCGCCTCGCCCAAGGCTTTGTGACCAGCAGGGCTATTCACCCATCGGAGTTGGGCCTTGGACTTTGCGGGCATCGGTTAAGCCTCCACTGCGGGATCGGCGGCGGGATCCGGGGTAGCGGGATCGGCCGGGGTGAAGGTGACGGCAGCCGCAGGGTCAGGGGCGGGAGCCACGACTACGGCCCCTTCGTCCCAGTTCCGCCACCCCTTTTTCCGCGCCCGGGTTTCCTCGGATGCGTTCTGGACGATCAGATATTCCCCGGGGTTGGCCGCGAAATCCTTGTAGATCATCTTGGGGTAGTCAGCCATTGTCTACTCCGACACGCGGCAGGCGTGGTAGCCCCGGACGCCGACGAGGCCATACAGCACGTCAATGCGGGTCACTTCGGTGTCGTTCAGGACGTTTCCGCCAGTCATGACGCGGACCGCCATTTCGTCGGTGTCGAAGGTATAGCCCTCGCATCCAGCGATGACAGGCAGGGGCACGAAGGCCGCAGCGTAGGCATCGCGCTGGAACAGCAGGTTTTGGCGGTAGGCGGTGTTCGCGGAGCCCCAGAAGGTCAGGGCGGCGGAAGCGGCGGGCAGCGCAGAGCAGAACGGGATGTCGGGGGCGGCGGTGGTGATCGGCGGGTAGACCGGGATCGGCTGCTGCGTGGTGCTGGTGACAGTGACGGGCGCGGTCACCACGAACTGGCGCAGGGTGGTGCCGTAGGCGAATCCGAGCAGCGGATGGACGGCATAGACGTTGGCGATGGTGAAAATGGCGCCAGCGGCGATGGTGTTGCCGATGGTGGCACCAGCGATGTTCAGCACGGAACCCGACTGGCCGGCTGTGGCGGAAATGGTCAGTCCGGTGAGGGTCTGGGTGCCGTTGGTCAGGTAGGGGGTCGCCTGGGATTCGAAGAACTCGAAGCCCATGAACTCGCCGCAGCTGCCCTTGAGGTAGCTTTCGGCCAGGAGCCGCGAGGGATTGAACAGCACCTTGCTGGCGTCGATCAGGGCGGACTGGGCGTCAGACGACCAGATCGCCATGCGGGGCTCTTCGGGGGCCAGCATCTTTTCCAGCCACACGCGGGAGGCCGAGTAGGTCACGC